CTATCATCGATGAAGCTATTGCTTTACTGAATACTATGGATGTAGTTCATTGGAATTGGGGAGTAACAGAATCTGATGATGAATTCATCATGCAAATATTTAGGGCAATCACAGTACCTATTATAACAACGGTGCATTCTTTACAATTAGTAGAACAAGAATGTTATCAAGAATGTATTAACACATATTTTAGTAATGAAAAAGATTCACTAAAATCATTCATACAGTATTTTGATGCATCTGCTAAGAACCAAGTTGAATTTATAGAACGAAGCAATGTTACTGTGTTTTTAACGGAAAATGAATTAGCTCATGCACAACGATTGGGTATCAAAACTAAACAAACACGTGTTATTTATAATAGTATAGATTCAACGCCAATTGATTATGCAAATATCAAGCAAACAAAACACACCGGAATATTTTCTAGATTGGTATATAGAAAAGGAATTTTAGCAGCAATGACTGCAATTGAATCAATGCCAGAAACAACATTAACAATACATGGCGGCTACGGCGATCCGTTTACAGTAGCAATGGTTGATAGTTTCTTAAAAAATCCTAGAATACAAGCAAAAGGCGAATTGCGTGGAGTTGACAATCAAAAACGATTCTTTTCAGAAATATCACTTATGTTTGGTAATTCATTGTATGAGCCATTCGGATATAGTCACGTAGAGTCTATGCAATTAGGTGTATTTCCTATCATAGGTGCTGGGACAGGCACTGTAGAATTATTCGGAGAAGATTATCCATTCATAGTTCATGACGACGTAAACGACCTTAAACAAAAGATTATGCTATATTATTCTATGACAATCCCGGAATTACATGACCTAGCAAAAACTATAGAAACTAGATTCAAGACTAAATCAATTGATTTATTTTTATCATCATATAAACATTTATATGAAACAACTTGTTTAAATGAAATAAATTCATTATAATAAATAGAAAGGTAATATTTTATGGCAACAAAAAAATTAGACAAAGAACATGTTGAATCAATTCAAGCATTGCGATCTAAATTTGCACAAAATGCATCAACATTAGGATCACTTGCAATTGAAGAACATGTACTTAATTCTCAATTAAAACAAATTGAAACAATTAAAGAAGAACAATTGCAATTGTTTGAAACATTGCGAGGCGAAGAGTCTGAATTAATGGCTTCTTTGAAAGAACGTTACGGCGAAGGTGAAATCAATATCCAAGACGGTACATTTACTCCAGCAGAATAAGGTTTAGTATCAACTAAACATATTTATAATTAAAATAAACAAGGAGTATAATAAATGGCAGAAAGAATAGTTTCCCCAGGCGTATTTACGAATGAAGTAGATCAATCGTTCTTAGCAGGAGGAGTAGCACAAATCGGTGCAGCAATCGTAGGACCAACAGTAAAAGGTCCAGCATTAATTCCTACACAAATTTCTTCTTACAGCGAATTCGTTGCAACATTTGGATCTTATACAGATGATTCATATGTTCCGTTCGTAGTTCAAGATTATTTGCGTAATGGGAATGTAATTACAGTAACACGTCTTTTATATGAAGATGGGTATAAATTAACTAATGGTGGTTTAGCAATTATCGCAAAATCAGGTTCCGGTGCAGGGAAGGTTGAAGTAGTAACACACGTGTTGCACCCAACTCAAGCAGTAACACCTTTAAGTAACAATTATTCAAACGCATTTTTTGAAGATTCAGTTTTATTAGATGGTGGGTCAGGATCATTTGCAATTAAATTATCTGGTTCATATGTAGCAGCGTCTAATGATGCAATTGGGTTTGATGGATCATTCCTAGTAGCAGAAGGAACAGCAATTTCATCATCTATTGTTACTACAAACAACAAGTATGTAACTAAAGTATTCGGATCAGGTCCTAAATCAGTAGATTATCCAGTATATGTACAATATGAAAATAAATCAGCATATAGTGCATTTGCAAATTTAGGTCATGTAACAACTGAATTAGCTATATTACCAAATTATGAATTTTTACAAGATTATTCAACAGCAGCAACGCCATGGATTACATCTCAAAAAATTGGTAACATAACAAAAGATTTAATTCGTTTCCATACATTGTCTCATGGTACTTCAATGAATCATGAAATTAAAGTAGGTATTAAAGATATTAGACTTTCAACTGAAGTAGCAGATCCAAACGGATACGGAACATTTACAGTTGAAGTTCGTAGAGTTAATACTACAAACATTAAGAATTCTCCATTTGTATCTCAAGACACAGATAAAATTCCTGATGTTGTTGAAACATTCTTAAATGTAAATTTAGATCCAGACTCTCCTAAATATATTGCTAGAGTTATTGGAGATCGTTACCAAACAATTAATGATTCAAATGAAATTGTAATTTCTGGAGATTATCCTAACAAATCTAGATTCATTCGTGTTGATGTTGATGGCGGAGTTTCAAATAAAACAAATGAAAAAACATTAGTACCATTTGGATTCCGTGCACCTAACTCAGCAATACCAATGGCATCTGGGTCAGTTAATTTTACACCTGTTTCATACAAAACAACTCAAATTCAAACAACATATTCAAAAAACAATTATTTTGGATTTGATTTTGCAAATGAAAACAACTTGAATTATTTAGCACCAACACCGACGTCAGGTTCTGTAACAGGAAGCAACGTTGATTTCTATTTAGGTGATGTAAGTCAAGATGCCGGCGCGGCATTCCCAACTTCAACAACTGCTTATTCAGCATCATTAGAAACTGCATTAACGGCAGGTACATTTACTGATAATATTTCTCAATTTACACGTAAATTTATTTTACCGTTCCAAGGCGGGTTTGATGGGTCTCGTCCTAATTTACCAAAATATTCAGGTCGCAACATTACTTCAGCAAATACATTTGGATTTGATTGCTCTGGTACAACAACTACTGGTACTGTAGCATATAACAAAGCATTTACATTGTTGTCTAATAGTGAGTACTATGATATTAACATGTTAGTTACTCCAGGTATTATTGATTCATTACACTCAGTAGTAACTAGTGCAGCTCGCAATTTAGTTGAAGCTCGTCAAGATACATTCTATGTAATGGATTCAAATGCATTGACAGATAGTTTATCAGATGTAGTTTCTCAAGTAACAACAATTGACAGCAATTATACATCAACATATTGGCCATGGGTTAGAATTGTTAATCCTGCTAAAAATGTTCCATTATGGGTACCGCCGAGTGTTGTAGTACCAGGTGTATTAGCATTCAATGATCAAGTAGCAGCTCCATGGTATGCACCAGCTGGTTTAACTAGAGGTGGTTTAACAACTGTAACTGATACATATATGAATTTGTCTCAAGCTAATCGAGATACATTGTATGAAGCACGTGTTAATCCTATTGCGAACTTCCCTAATGAAGGACAAGTAATTTGGGGTCAAAAGACTTTACAGGCTCGACCAAGTGCATTAGACCGCGTAAATGTACGTCGTTTGTTGATTGCGGTTAAGAAATTTATTGCATCATCAACTCGTTTTTTAGTATTCGAACAAAATACAACAGCAACTAGAAATAGATTCTTAGCTATTGTGAATCCATACTTAGAACAAGTAAGAGCACAACAAGGTTTATCAGCATTTAAAGTTGTAATGGATGGAACAAATAATACACCGGATGTAATAGATCAAAATATTATGTACGGACAATTATTCCTTCAACCTACAAGAACAGCGGAATTTATTATATTAGATTTCAATATTCAACCAACAGGAGCAAGTTTCCCGGAATAATAGGTTAGAATAAAATTTTAAAAGGGTAGGACTTCGGTTCTACCTTTTTTACTTTGCTGATATTTATATTAAACATAAGGAATATAGAAATGGCATTACAAGATCAAATCAATCCAAACTTAAATTTTGCGAATGATAATGAGATATTTCAAACTGCATATCAGTGGGAACCTAAAAAATCCCATCAATTCATCATGTATATAGGAGACATTCCTTCATACTTAATTAAAGCATCTGCTAAACCTCAAATTTCTAATGGAGAAATTGCATTAGATCATATCAATGTTAAACGATATGTAAAAGGTAAGTCTGTTTGGAACACAATCACAGTATCATTATATGATGCAATTGTTCCATCGGGAGCACAAGCAGTAATGGAGTGGGTTCGTTTACATCATGAATCAGCAACAGGTAGAGATGGATATTCATCATTCTATAAAAAAGAAATTCGTTTACATCAATTATCTCCATTAGGTGAAGTAATTGAAGAATGGATCTTGAATGGAGCTTATATTACAGATTCTAATTTCGGATCTTTAGATTGGGGTTCAGAAGATGTTGTTAGCATTGAATTAACATTGAGATATGATTGGGCTTTCTTAAACTTCTAATCATAATAATATTTTAAAGGGGCTTAATTGCCCCTTTTTTACTGTACTTATATTTATATTAAATAAGTTATAAGGACAACAATATGGCATTAACAGACAGAGTTAACAACGACAACATTATTAATTTGGCTCGTCAACAATATGAGACGAAACAAAAAAGTAAATTACCAACAGTTATAGTAAATTTACCAAGTCAAGGAAAAATTTATCCAAAAACACATCCGTTATCTAATGGAACAATCGAAATGCGTTATATGACTGCATATG